GTCGACGTGGCCAAGTCTTGAGTCCCCTGCAAAGCCACCCCTGTCGAAGTCGCGTCAGCGAACCCCCATACGCCGGGGCCGGACCCGAAAGTTTCGCCTCCTATTCCGGGGTTAGTCGAACCCGCCGAGGTCCTACCCTTAATAACCGCGCCCGAAGCGAACAAGGCTCCCGAATAGCCGAAGGCCTGTATTGCTGGGGTGTCCGAGTTCTGGGTTATATAAAGCCCTGAACCGGAAGAAGACGTGATGTTCATCCCCGGTCCAGTGCCGTTCGAACGCCTCAAGTCTATTCCGGCCCAAGCGTTGTCGCCGTTAGCCGTCACGAAGAAGGCGTTAGTGGCCGAGGGACTTGTAGTTGTGGTGACTGATAACGTATTTGGCCTTGAGACTCCGAAATCGATGTAGGCCTGTTCCGAACCCAGTAGCCACTTGTAGACTCCGGCGGCGTTGTCGAGTCCCTGCATCCAGCCTTCAGTCGTGAAATCCGCGAAAGACCGTTTCCCGAAAGCCAGTATCGCCCCAGTCTCCTGCCCTGAAAAGACGTCATTGGGACTGGCGGCTTTAGTAACGGGATTCTGCATCGGAGCCGCCTCGGGCATTGGGGTACTGGAGGGGTCTGGAACCGAACCCGTAAGATTCGCTCCGGCATCGTAAAGCTCGGGAAGAGCCAAATCTGCTCCTCCCCTGCGCATCCAGCCGTCTAGACCCGATTGAAATATGTCTTCCATGGTTTTAGGACATGCCTGGTGTCACTACGGGGTCCAAGGTTGAACGGAAACGCAAAAGATGATAGAAACTACATCCTATAGGAAAGAGTGTCCTATAAGTCAATTTAGATGTCCTAAAACCCATATCCGTTCACAGTTATCTTGGGAAGCTCTAATCCCCTGAATATGCCGCGTTTCGTTGAACTTGCCCCGCTTATCCTGAACCTTAGGAAATAGCCCCTTATCGTGTCTTGAAGCTTAAGGTCGTTTATTTCCCTTTGGGCGGTCCCGATTTCCCTGAAATCTCCCCCGTCTCTTGAGATTAGGACTTTGGCGTCGACTAAATCCTTACCGAAGGCGAAAACGTGGCCGGACACTTCTTTCTGCCTCGCTCTTGAGCCGAACTCTTGGTCATGGGACTCAAGTTCGTAGCTGATTGCTGTTCCGCCCAAATCAGTGAGGGCAGTCTTGTCTTCGAGCCTTATGACGTCTGAAGTCGTGTCTCCCGCGACAATGAGCTCGTCGCCCCCTGACTTATAACGAGCCATTATGGTAAGTGACTTGTTCCTCGAATAAACAGCCCATTCTTTAGTGGCGAGAGTGTAGCGCAATTCGACGTTTGAGAAAGTCCTTTGGCCGACCGTAGAGTTCCCAATGAAACAGTGATAGAATTCGCCGTCGCAGTATCCTGACACCTCACTGTAGAAAGAGGCGTCCATGCCGTCTATATAGTCTTGGACTCTCCGTGAAATCAGGACCGGATATTCGCCTCTAGTCGTCCAGACGCCCTTGCGGTTGAAAAAGAAAAGCTGCGAACCGCCGACTGCTATCGACTCATGGGAAGTGCAGCCGACGTCAATGATGCGGTCGGGTTCAGTCGAGCGGTTATTCCACCTGAACATGGCGTCGTCCTTGAAAACCAGCAAGAGTCCCGAAACCTGACCGTGGCCCGTGATGTTCCCCGAATCGTCGGGGTTGAAGCGGATGCGGCGATTGCCTGAAGTCCAAGAGACGGCAGTTCCCGCTGAATTCGGCACCGAACTGATGTCCATGTCGTCTGGCCTCCCGGAGACTCCCATCACTATGACTTGGTCTTTATAGACCCCGACGAACTTCCCTCTCGGCATGTTAGAGAGGTCCAAAGCCCCTCCGGAAGTCGTCCAAGACGAACCGTTGAACCCCGCACAAACATCAGTTCCGTTAACTTTGACGCAGGTGTCTAGGAAAGTGACGAAGCGGTTTTTGAGTCCGGCAGTGTCCGAGTACGAGTTGTTCCAGGTGTTCGTATCCAACTGGTAAGTGATGCCGGTGTCCAAGGTCGCCAGCAGCTTAGAGTTGGCTCCGCCGTCAGAATCGACGAATTGGAAAAGGCCAGTGACGGAGGTCGAACCGCCTAAAGCACCGGAACCGATGCGCGAAGTCCCCGGACGAACAATCGCACCCCCCAACTCTTCGTCAAAGACCATGTTCAAAGAATGCGCTACAGAATTCTGGGGCGACAGCTTTGCGGATACGCCGGTTATGACACCTTGGGAGACGTCGGCCATTACGAGCTGCGGGGGCAAGACTTCAGCCATACTATTGGGTAGATTCACGCTGCACCTTTATCGAATCCCTTAATCCAGAACGGCGGTATTTCCACTTGCCTTTCTGGCCAGACACTTCGCGCCTAATCAGGTCGGCAAGATTATCCTTGAAGAACAGGTAGTCGCCGTCAGTCAGGCTAAGTTCGCCGTCATTGTTGTTTAGGCTGCGAATCTTCCAAGCAAGCCAATGCTTTAAGAGGTCATATCTCGCAGTTTCGATAGTATCCCCATAAGAGTCAACTGAAGTCTTGGACGAATAATAGTCCAGATAGACATTAGAATTGTCGTGAGCCGAATCTACCAACGGATAGAGGTATAGGTTGCCATCGTAGACGGTAAAATAAGTCGGCCTGCTTTCAGTTTGGTTCTGCCAGACGTCAATATCGACTGCGACAGTAACTGAAATCGAGCCTGTGCCCGAAGCGGGTATTCCCGTGAGGACTCCTGCAGTAGCCGAGCGGGTCACGCCTGTGTAAGTCAGCGTGTATTTCGTTCCCGAAACGTAGACGTCTACAGAACCGCTGTCTGAAAAGTCGTAAGAATTGTCTATTTCAAGTGTCGTGTCACCAGAAACCGCTTGGGTGCGGACTTGCGTGTGCGCTACGTCCACTAGAAGCTTCTCCCATTCTTTCTTATCCCTGTATTCGAGGTCGGTCCCAGTACCGACTCTAACGCCTAAGACGGACTTGATGGAATTCTTGTCTTCGATGTCGGACGGCATGGCGAAAGAATACGCCCCTAGATTAGCCGTTCCCAAAACGTAATCGAACACCTGAAGGAAAGAGAACCGCTTGAGTTTTCCCGTTATATGCCTCATGCAGTCGTTTATCTCACGAAAGAACCACTGGTCCGTTAGCCTATTGCCTCTTTCGGCTTTAGCGGCCTGAAGAGCCGATTCGACCAGCGAGCCGACGGCATTTTCAACCCAGCCAGTAGTTCTCAAGACTCCGTCAGAATAGGCGTCCGATTCGGCGGCTGAATTTGAATTGTAGCCCACCGCCAGGTAATAGGAATACTCCGTCCCAGAGTTTACGTATGTCGTATACGATGCGTCCCACTGGAAGTTTAGGGTGGCGATAAGCGTCGCCCCAGAAGAGGAGTTGGTCGAATTGCCGTAGATGCGGACTTGGTCGAAGTCTATCTTCTCGACTTCCGAGCCTGTCGGATGGTCGAAGACGACTGCCGTAGATGTGAGGGAAGTCCCTCTAGTGACAGCTCCGTTGATTCTGACGGCCTCGCCTCGTTCCGTTCCCGGAGAACCGATGCGAATCCAATCGCCGTTAGCAAGTCCCGAATTGTCTTGAAGGGTGAGAGTCGTCCCCAATGCGGAAACCGAAGCTGAAAGGTAGGACTTCGGGCCTCCCGGACTAGTTGGATGGGCGACTCTTATCGTCCGCCCTTCAACAGAGATTATCGACGGTTTCACGTAAGCCATATCAGAGTTTAGCGAACACCTTAACGGCATTCAGCCCAATGCCGACTAGTGCCTGTATCAGCTCGTTGTACTTGCCGAAATCCACCCCGGCGGCATACTGAAAGAGGGCGGTCAGGGCGGCGGCTCCCATGGCGATTCCTGCGCCTTTTAAAATCTTCAAAAATTGCTCTTTGGTTAACATATTTCTATAAGATTAAAGAAAGAATAGCCTCGCCCAGATAAAACCCCTTTTTCGGGTCTGACTGGTATTCCTTGATTTTCCATGCCGCTATCCCCTTGTCGATGTCGCCGTTGGCGGCGATGGGCGGACCGGAGAAGGCCACATAGCCGTATAATCCGGTTTCCATCGGCCCGTAGCGCTTCGAGAAAGGGGCTATCTCGCCGTAAGCCGGGTCCATAATGTTCCCGTCGCCGAGATAGACCACCGCATGGTCCTCAATTTTGTCCCTTCCCACGGCGTCTACCGAAAGAATCGGAGGATTGCCGCTAAGAGCCAGTTTCTCGATGTGGATTTGAGCCGCCGCGACTTCCTGCCGATACGCCTGATTCCTCGTCGAGAGCGTCGTGGCATAGCGGTTGATGAAATGGACTTGCGGATAAGCCCTGCGGACAGCCGACCAGACCAGTGAACCGTCGCCCAGAAACGCCCCGCTGACCTGCTGGAGCCTCGCCAGCACCTGCGCCGGATTCTCGTCTATCGCGTAATTGCGGAGAAGTCCTGCCAGACTGGCGATGACGCACCCGTAACGCGACAAGGGCACCCCCGGCACGATTTCGAGGTGTCCCCAAAGCGGATTCGTTTGGCTATAGGTCGTTACGAGTACTGCCATAAGGCTCTTAGGATGAACAGTCCGGCGAAACAGGCGATTAGGATTATGAGTCCGACGTTTTCGTTGTCTTCAGCGTCCATAATCAGAGGGTTAGCGTGGCTAAATCTCCGATGTGGGTTTTGTTTAAGTTTCGTCTTTTTGTATAAGTTAGAGTTTCACGATTTGGATGATGGCGTTAGTCGCGGCCACGAGTCCGGTGGCGAACACCGCCCAGAGGATGGCACGAAGCCAATCAATATCTTTTTCAACTTTGGCTAATCCGATTTTCAGGTGTTCGATGTGGTTGTTCTGAAGTACGTCAATCTTGTCTCCCAAAGCCGCCAGCTTGGAATCCTCAAGGGCGATGTGCTCCGTCAGGATTTTCTCAAGCTTCGACTTTGGCATATTCAGAGGTCAGCGATTCAGGGCAGGTCATAAGACATTTGGACTAGATGAAGAATCCCGAATTGGACGTTGACGAACCTAGATTCCCAAAGGAAAAATCAGCGCCGTTGCCTGCGGGTAAAGTTCCTGGGTCAGACAGTTTCGTCCCAAATCCCGATGACCATGGATAAACTGTTATGTAGGGTGAAGTCGTATGGGTCACCCCGACGAACCGATTATCGTTGGTGAACCTGACCGACCAGCCGACCCCGGTAGGCAACGTAGCGGGATTGGAGAATTTGGTGCCGATGCCGACGCCAGCCGACCACGGATAGACTTCGATATAGGGCGAAGAGTTGTCGGCGGCGGCCAGCAGGGTGCCGTCGGGGGAGAACTCCACGCCACGGGCGTTTCCCGGAGGCGTAACGGGAGCCGAATACTTGCTCCCGAATCCTGACGACCATGCGTAGACGGAAAAACCCGTCCCGCCGAATCCGCCGATGGCGATGTCGTTCGACCCTACGCAGAACGCGGGTTCTTGAGCGTCCGGCACGACCGGCGACGGGTCGGCGTATTTCGTGCCGAAACCTCCAGACCAAGGATAGACCGAAGTGTTCGGCGAGTTGGCGTGGCTCGTGGCGATTAACGTGCCGTCAGGGGAGAAGTTGACGCCATAGACGGTACCCGCAGGGGGCGTCGCCGGATTAGAGACTTTAGTGCCGAAACCCGAAGCTGACCATGGATAGACGGTGATGTAAGGAGAATTTTGCGCGCCTACCGCCAAATAATCGCTGTTGGGGGAAAAGGCGATGCTGTATCCCGGGTCGGACGTGCTGGGCAAGGTGGCCGGATTGGTGAATTTCGTGCCGAAACCCGCATCCGTCCACGGGTAAGCGGTGACGAAGGGAGTGGTGCCGTGGGCGACGGCAAAAGCTTTTCCGTCATTGGCGAATCTGCCGCCGATGGGAGTGCCTGCCGGTAGGGTTCCGGGATTGGTGAACTTTGTGCCGAAACCAGCGTCGGACCACGGATAGGCCGTCACGAACGGCGACGTGGCATGAACGACACCGATATAGTGAGCCATATTCTTAAATAAGAAACCCTATAGGGCCTGCAACTCTTTAGACTTAATCGTCGTCAAGACCGCATCAATCCGCTCCTGCGAAGGAGCTTGAACCTTGACCGCTTCGAGGATGGCGGAAACTTCTTCAAGTCGGGAGTTGGTCTCTAAGAGCAACCTGCCGATTCTTTCCTTAAATTCGCCCTCCGGCAACGAGGGGAGCATCGCCTCATATCGCGACTTGTTTATCTGGTGGCAGAACAAATCCTGCTCTTGCGCCTTTAGGGTCTGGACGATAATCAAATCCTGGTCGTCTTGGGTGAGAGTCTTAAATTCCATACTGTTGTCGATTATGAATTATTAGATGACAGATTAAGCTTCTTGCGCCGTCGCTATGCACCCCCACTTGGAAGTGACGGTATCATAGAGGAATTTCACCACCAGCCTCTTGCTGATGACTGTAGTGGTCGGCAGAGCGGTGCCTGCGGCCTCGAACGACGCACCCCAAGTAATCGCTCTGGCAGAACCGTCGTCTTTAATCCTGACAATCAGTTCCTGAAAGTTCGTCGGAGTCCCCGTTAGGTTCGTCGTCATCGAGGTGATGGCAGTCGCCAAGGCCGTGATGCTGTGGGCGTCGGAATTGTCGGTGTTGATGGTCGGAGTGGCGGAACTGGCTTCCGACGTGACCCTCGGAGTGACGCGCTTGTTCGTCAGCGTCTGGGTGTCGGTATCTCCCACGACAGTCCCTGAGGGGGCGGTTACGGCAGTCATAGCCGAAGCTCCGTTGCCTAAGACCAGTCCTGTGAGCGTCGATGCCCCGGTGCCTCCGTCGGCCACGGGAACGTCGGTGCCGCCAGCTCGGTAGACTGCGTTGCCTTCGACCGCGATGTCACCAGCTCCGGTGCGGGTGATGGTGGTGTCGGTGGCATGGCCCAGTTCAAGCGAACCGACGGCCAAGGCAGTTACGGCATCACCGGTAACTCCGGCGACGGGCAATCCTGAACAGCTTGTGAGGGTGCCGGAAGACGGCGTTCCCAGAGCGCCGCCCGAGTAAAGAAGGGTGCCGGTCGCGTCAGGAAACGAAATCACTCTGGTTCCTGAAGTCGAAGCTCCCGTCAGCCTGAAATTGTTAGTTCCCGGCGTAAGCGACGAACCCGCTATAAAGACGTCCTTAAAGGGGAGCGTGGCTGAACCGAAGTCGTCAGCGGCAGCGACGTCTGGGAGCAGAGCGGTGTTGATGGCGACTGCGACCAAGTTGTCCAATGCCGTGCTAGCCCCGCTTCCAGGCGCATTAGCTTGGAAAGTGGGAGCGGCACCGGCCCCGTTGCTAGTGAGGACGTGTCCGGCTGTCCCAGTAGCGACCGTGGCCGCAACTCCGGCGGCATCCCAAGTGATTAGCTGTCCGTCGGTGCCGTTGGCGAGCTTAGCGACGGTAATCGAAGCGTCGGCTATCGCGCCTACCTCGGAACCGTTCACCGTCAGGCTGCCTTGGACAGCCATGTTGTTGTTTACCGTCAAGTTGTGGTCGAAAACCGCGTCATTGACGAAACGTGAAGCCGAATTGACAGTCAAACTGTCGGTGACATGGTCGCCAATCACGACATTCCCGCTGAATGTGGCAGTTCCAGCGACCGTAAGGGTGTCTGAGACAGAGAAATCGTCAGTAACCGTGGTGTCGGCAGTCGTCGTAGTGCCTAGAACAGTGAGGTTCCCGTCGACGTCAAGAGAAAACAGGCTCGTCCCGGCAGAATTGCGGATTCGAAAAGCCGGAACGCTCTGGGAAGCGTGGGTCGTGATGTCGATTGGGACGTTCGTAGCCGTTCGAGCGGTGACTTGGAGCGAACCTCGCACCTTCCCGCCTCCCCGAAGGCTGTCGTTAAGAGTTGCCATACTAGGATTGCTCGCAGAAGAGCCTTACCTTGTCTCCGGAAACCGTGCTGTCGGCGAAGATGACGTTAAAGTTCTTGACCTCAAGGGATACCGACTGTCCGGCCTCTAGGAGCATGCTGGTCGTGGCTGTATTTAGGGATGATGCCGAGGAAGAGGCGATTGAGACTCGTCCCGTATTGTCGGGATGGGCCAAGACAATGACGAAGATGGCCGCAGGGACAGCTATGTTCGAGCCCTGAACCGGAGTTCCGGAGACCGTTACCGTTAGCTGTTCTCCCTGCAAATGAGGAAGACTTGAAAACCTAGACATAAGCGATGAAGTGAGTTGACACGCCTAACGGCGTTTATGAGTGAAAATCCTATGATAGTTCCCGCCACGTCATACTGGCTTCTGCAGAGAGCGACGTCATGGGCCTGCAACAGACCACTAGCGTGTCCGGAGTCCCGGAAATTGAAGCCCCGAGCCTTAGCATATTCGACAACGGAACAGTGAACGGCAAAGAAGAGTCGAAATATCCCCCTTGCAGCGAATAACCTCCCGTAACGGTGTTGGCAGCTGACCCATGCGCCGTTTCGACGGCACTGTGCGCCTGACCGTTGAAGTTGAAAGTGCTAGCTACGGTCGGGTTGAACCGCAGCTCCCAATGAGCTTGGTCGTTGGCAGTCGAGACTATCAGCGAGACTGCTTCGACTATCACTGAAGCCGACAGGCGCGAACCCTTGAGCTTTATGCCGAAGACGGCGTAGGTCGTCCCAATCGTAAGGGAACCGGTCGTTCCAGAATCGTCATGCCTGACTATTCCGAGGTTTTGGCTGCCGCCTTCGGAGATTACGGTTGAGCAGACGTGCTGCAGCGTTCCGGCTCCCCCCGTGCCGTCATTGCTTATTTCGTAACGCAGAGGCAGGTTGGGAGTGCTCATGTAGACTGCCGACAGGCTGTTGCCGTTAAGGAATTGGTGGCAATAGTAAATTCTCCCGTTGACCACGAAGCCCATGCGGACCCTACCTAGCCCAAGCCATTCGAAATCAATCAGGAAGAGCTGCGCCTTGTCGAAATCAAGAATTATGCCAGAGTCTCCCGAACCGTCCATCTTGTCAATGTTCCAATCTGACTGGGAAACTTTGTTATCGACAGGGGAACCTGTAACTGATGTCCTACGAACGACTTTAACGGTCCCGGATTCCAGCGAAAAGAACAGTCCGTTGTTGTCGTCGTAATAGCCGCATCTGCGAGTTAATCCAATTCCGTCTCCCAATATCCCCGTCAGCATTATCAGCATCGACTTGCCCGGCTGATAATTGAAACGCTGAAAGGTCTGCCGTATTCTTGTTCCTATGACATTCGCGCTCACAGACATTGTAGTCGCCGCCAAGTCAGTCGAATGTG